TGATTTGAAACTCTACACCGTAGGCAACAAAAAACTTAGCCTGACTCAGTGGGCAGCTTTGGCCGGGGTGTCCAGACAGGCTATGGCAGCGAGGGTCTCTAAAGCCACATCCCCTGAGGAACTGACCATAGCGCTCACCTTTGAGGACTTTCAAGGGAAGTCCGCCAAGGTGTTAGCGCAAAAGGAAAAGTCTGCCAGTGTCGGCTAACTCCAACCTGATTAAGGGGTTCATTTCCCGCATTCAGGTGGCGGCTGATCGCTCGACGGCGATGGCCCACCTGTCCCGCTGGATGACCAACAACTTGAGGTTGGACGGTCGGCCCTATAATTTTAAGCACCACGAGATGCAGGAACAGATAGCGTCTGATCAACACCCACACACCGTGGTTACCAAATGCTCTCAGGTGGGTCTGACGGAGCTGGCCTTGCGATTGGTGGCGGCTATCGCCGCTGTTACCCGGTCCAGAATTATCTACGTTCTGCCGTCCGCCCGCTTCTCTGAAAAGGTGTCAGCTGACCGGTTCTATCCCATACTGAAAGACTCCCCTCTGCTGTTTTCTATGCTGCACACCAACGTAAAGTCTGCTGCCATGCGCAAGATAGGGAACTCCACGGTTTACTTTGTTGGAGCGTCTACCGACTCTCAGGCTATTTCTATACCGGCAACCGATCTGATCGTGGACGAGGAAAACTTCTGTGATCCTGACGTCCTTGGTAAATTTAACTCCCGCCTGAGGCATGCACCAGAGGATCTGGCTACTGGGTTGCGCGGCAGGCGCCGCAGGTTCTCTACCCCCACCATACCCAAGTATGGGGTGAGCAAGCATTACGAAGCCTCAGACAAAAAGACCTACCACGTCCGCTGCAAGAAATGTAATACGTGGCAGATACCTTCGTACTACCATGACTACGTGATCCCGGGGTATGACGGGGAAATTGCCTTATTCGCGGCGGAAGACCTGCTTAACAGCCGGTACAAAGTCGATGATGCTTTCGTTAAATGTCAGCACTGTGGGAAGGATTTATGGTCCTCGTTAATGGACCCGACGTGCCGCCAATGGGTGGCAGAGTGCCCCAGCGTGGTAGATCTGTCTGGGTATCAGGTCAGCCCGATAGACGTTCCTCACTACAACAAGGTCCCCTCTATCTTTAAGCAATTGTCAGACTACACGAAACAGGATCACCGTAATTTTGTTGTCGGGCTACCGCACGAGGACGCCAATAATTCGTTCTTGATGTCGATCTTTGAGAACACGGAAAAGTCCCATTTCATCACGCTGGAGAGGGCGGCTACCCTGACCCTTAATAACGTAAGGATTGGGGTGGACATAGGCAAGACCAGCCACATTACCGTGCTGCAGAAACGCGGCAAGGGTTACTGGATACTCCATTTGGCCGAGCTGGTGTCAAGCCCGGGCAACACCATAGCGATGCAGGTGCAAAAGTACATCGACGCCTTTAAGCCGGCCATGACCGTGCTCGATGCAGGGCCTGACTTCACGACGTCACAAACGTTGATACAAGATAACCAGTACGCGACGGTATACGGATGTGAATACCGTCGCTCCGTGCCAGAGGCCTACTCTTACATCGAGCTGAAAGAGGAAGACGGCATTGTTAAGGCCGACCGGTCAGGTACTCTGTCTACTTACATGGAAGCACACAATAAAGCCAAGGTTCACTATCCGGACCACCCTACGACCGACACGCTTAAATCTCACGTGGAAGTGACTAAAAAGGTAGTCAGGAAAAGCGAGATGGGGGACATTGTTTCCTACCCGAAGCCCGGCCAGCCAGACCACTACGCACACTCTACCAACTATGCGTTTATCGCAGATATGGCGGTAGACAAGGAGGATTACATGAGCCAACCGGTGGGAGCGCTGCCTCAGATCACCGCTGTCCGTATAGGATCAAACTCCAAATCGTAGCCCCGGCTTGACATCCCGGCGGATATGCTGAATCATTCCCTATCTCTCCAACCCCCGTGACGCTTTCAATATGCCCACTCAGTCCAGCAACAAGACCGCTAAACCGATAGTTCTGCCGCGGTCAGTTACCTCTGTACTGAAGTCTAAAACTGTAGAGGCCAAGTCGGAAAACGGGCAGGCCATTATAGATTCTAATAAGACTTGGGTAACCCGTGACCCCAGAGTCCTTAGGACTCAAGGGCAGACCGTACAGGCCATCCGGATCTTAGGGAAAGAGAATGGCAACGTCTCTACTTCCTTGTTTCATATGGTTCAGATTGCAGACTCGGGCTTTCGGGTGGCAGCTTACGTCCCCGGCAGTACAGAGTTTTCTACTGAGGGCACGATACTGGCCAACAATGTTGTGGCCTCTATGGACACCCTGTACGACTATACCAAAGGGTTTGGCCGCAAACGCCCCATATCCATGCTGGTCCAGACCCTTCTCCGAGAGACCGCCATTACCGGCGGCTGTGCCATGGAGCTGGAACTAGATAAAGCCCGCTATCCTGAAAGATTCCAAGCCGTGGATTATTCCACTTTGGAATGGGTCAGTGACGGAAAAGGGTCAAAGTACCCCCAGCAGGTAGGGTTCGGGGACCCGATTAAGCTGGATATTCCTACCTTCTATGCCGAGTCCCTGCACCAAGAGATGGACACGGCATATTCAGTTTCCATCTTTCGCTCAGCGTTAGACTCGGTGTTTACCTCGGCTGACTTCATAGCTGACATGCGCCGGGTCCTGTTCAAGACAGGTCACAGCCGTCTGGTCACCACGCTAAATGCAGAGATGGTCAGAGCGTCAGCCCCTAAGGAAATTAGGGCGGACGATAAAAAGCTGCAGGCATTCATGTCTCAGGTAAAAACTGATGTCGAAGAAGCCCTCAAGGACATCTCTCCTGAAGACGCCGTAGTGGCCTACGACTCAGTTACATTTGATACTCAAGATGTCGGTGGCACAAAGGCTGACTACACTCCGATGATGACCGCTTTAGGAAACATGGAAGCGACCAGCTTGAAAACCCCTCCCTCTGTTCTGGGTATGAGAGCCGCCGGTTCCCAGAGCCTGAGCAACACGGAAACCCTGATATTTTTGAAAACAGCCAAAGCCCTGCAGAGCACAGTGGAGTCGGTCATGTCCCGGGCACTGACCACAGCCTGTCGACTGTATGGTAGTGACGTTTACGTTAAGTTTACGTTTAACGCTATCGATCTGCGCCCTGAGTCAGAACTGGAAGCCTTCAAGACTATGAAAGAGGCTCGAATTCTGCAACGGTTAAGCTTAGGGCTGATCACTGATGGGCAGGCGGCGTATGAGTTGGAGATTCCGTATAACCGGGCGGCCCCTACACTTTCAGGCACTGGGTTCTACTCACCGGCCAAGGCTGAGCCAAAAACCGAAGGCTCTAGCACCACCCGGGGAGCCGCAGAGGACAACCTGCAGCCCCCGCAAGACGCCCCCAGAAAAGGCGGTGGAAAGTCCCAATGACATTCTCCCCCTCGTATTGCGAGTTGCATAACCCCCTATTTATTGGTACTTTCCGATTATGAAATTAGAAAACTCTTTAATTTGGCTTGGTGACGAATCCAGCTTACGGCATGTCGTAGACGCTCAAGTCCAATTTCGTGGTCGGACTGACCCCGACGACATCGGCTATGACGAAAGCTCCCACCTGCTGTCTACTGCTGAGGGAGTAGGGACAGTAGCTGTTCACGGCCCGCTGACCAATAGCGATTCATTCTGGAACCGGTTGTTTGGCATTACCTCGTATAACGAGATTCGCAATGCGATCATAGAAGCCATTAACGACGATGAAGTAGACCGCATCCTGCTCGACATGGACACCCCGGGCGGAGACGCTAAAGGGGTCAATGAACTGTCAGATTTCATTTTGCAGGCCAAACAGCACAAACCCATAGACACGTACGTCTCTGGTGCGGCATTCAGTGCCGGGTACTGGATCGCCTCGGCCACCGACAAAATCTACGGCCCTAAGATGTCAGAAGCTGGATCCATCGGAGTGGTGGCCATCCTGATGAATCAGGCTGATGCCTTGAAAGACAAAGGCTATCAGGTCACTGTTTTGCGAGGCGGTAAGTTCAAAGCCCTCGGCAACCCCTACGAAAAGTTAACCGATACTGCCAAGAAGATATTTCAGGCAAAGATCGATGTGATGGAAGGTTTCTTCCTAGACGCTGTTTCTGAAAATAGAAACATCCCACGGGCTTCAGTGAAGTCTCAAGTTGGCGAAGGACTTACTTTCTTTGCGAAAGAATCCGTCGCTAACGGTTTGATGGATGAAGTGATATCATTTGACACGCTTTTTAACCGGCTGATTAACCAGCCCAATCAAGGTTCTGCTGGCAGAACCGTTTTATCTGAGGATATTGACATGAAAAAGAAGGTACTTACAGCCGCGTCTGTAGCCGCTCTGGCCTCTGGGGCTCCGACAGGGGCTGTTGAAGACCTTCTGGCTGAAGGAGACGCTGCAGACCCTAAGGCTGAAGGCGAAGACCCTAAGGCTGAAGGCGAAGACCCTAAGGCTGAAGGCGAAGACCCTAAGGCTGAAGGCGAAGACCCTAAGGCTGAAGGCGAAGGCGAAGACCCTAAGGCTGAAGGCGAAGACCCTAAGGCTGAAGGCGGCGCTCCGGCCCCTAAAGCTGACGCTTCCGAGTCAACCAGTCTGATAGCTCACCTTAAAGGCGAGTTGGCCACCCTGCGGGCAGAGAATAAAGCTATGGACTCTGAGCTTACCTCTCTTCGCGCCAAGTTCCAGCTGGCGGACACGAACGAGGGCGCTCTGAAAAAATTAGCCAGTGAGTACATTGGGGGAATGGCCATCGGTTTAGGCATGTCTTCCATGAATCTCTCAGGCATGGAAACTTCGACACTGTTAGCTCAGTACACCGAAGTTAGATCAAAGTTTACGACTCGATTCCAAATCGGAGCGTCGGCTGAGGTTGAGGACGGGGAATTGCCAGCATCTAGCGGTGACGGCCTGTCGTTCATGGAACGCGCTTCCATTGCGACAAACAAACTTTAAACTTTAACTTATACAGGTGAATTAAATGGGTTCTACAACTCTTGTCCGCTCACTGCTAGTCGATACTTCCGTAATGGGAATTGTTACAGATGCTTTGGGCACCGCCGCTGCTGGCGTAGGTACTTACACTGATGTCGAAATCGGCAAAGGCGTAAAAATGGCAGCAGATTCTTACGTGGCCGTGGCCGTTGGTGATGAAATCGAAGGTATTGTGACCTCGGTCGAACCGGGCGTCCGCAATAGCGGGTTTAGCTGGGGCGGCGTACAGACCAAAGGCCGCGCTATGGCTACGGTGGCTGCCAATCAAACTCCGGTGATGGCCGTAGGTGCTCTGGTGTGCAGCGGCATCCCGGTAGCTCCAGCAACCGCCGGTAAAGTCACTGTGCTGTCAGCAGGAACTGGTTTTGCCGCGCCCACTGAGTTTAAGTGGCGCTGCATCCGTATTGTCACTGGCACAGGCACCGTCGGTGACACTGTCCTTATCGAACGCATCTAATTGGAGCGAATGAAATGAAAACAAACTTTAAATTCCGTGATGATGCGGGCGTACTACACGAAGGTTCCGTAGCAGTCACTGACTATGCTGCAGCCGCTGACGAAGGCCTATCTCTGACGCAGTTCATGTCTCGTAAGTTCCCGACCGACGAAGCCAAGTACGGCTCCGTGCTGTCTCAGGCACTGACCTCGAATGGACTGCATGTTAAGGGCAACCAAAAGCTTGGCATCAAGTCTTCTTCAATGAAGGATGTCTTGAACGGCGTTAAGATCGCCGCTGGAGCTATTGTATCCCCTGACGGTACTGGAAACACTACCCCGGCTGGCCGTATCTTCTTCCCAGAGGTTATCCTGCAGACTATCGCGGCTAATCTGGAGGCGGATAAAGGCGACTACTTTGCTGGGTATGAAAACCTGTTGTCCGGCACTGAAACGGTTAACGCTCCTGAATTCAAGCGGGCCAAGATCGATTTGACTGCCCCTGAAGGTTCAGAAGCACAGTCTGTCGCTCAGTTGGCTGAGCCAGCGTCAATGGTTAGCATCACTGCCGCTGACAGCACCACGCCAATCCCTTCCAAAGGTATCGGTATCATGATCTCAGATCAGGCGGTTGCGACTACTTCGTTCGATCTGGTGAACACGGTCATGGCTCGTCAGGCTAAAGGTGAAAAGCTGCGCATGGTGAACAACTCACTGGCGGATTGCTTCAACGGTAACCCTGACATCGGCCTGTCGGCTCTGGTTTCTTTTAATGCAGACACACTGGACAACAGTATTACCGCCGACGGGGTTCTGACCCAGAAGGCTTGGATCCACTATCTGCGTGACAACTACCAGACCATCACCCTGACCAATCTGGTATGTACTATCGATACCGCACTGGCAATTGAAGGACGTACCGGTCGCCCTGTTATCACTGAAGACAACCCTAACAGCCCTCGTATCGATTCCTTGTTCTCTATCGATAATCTGGGTATTACTCCTCCTCGCGTGTTTCTGGTTCCAGCTTCTGTGGTCCCTGAAAACCGCATTGTGGGTCTGGATAACGAGTTCGCTTTACGTCGTTACATTAACGTCTCTGCTTCTTACGCGGCAGTTGAAGAGTTTCTGTTACGCCGTGCTCGTGCCCTGCGGGTTGACTTTGGCCAGACTACTACTCGTCTTTACGACGACGCGTTCTCTGTCATGGATCTGATCAACACGTAATAACCAAAGCACCACTAAGGTAAAAAGGCCGGCTATTAGCCGGCCTTTTTGTATCAGCCCCTTGCTAGACAGGGGTTATACAAACAGCTATCATCCAACAACACCATATTAATGCCGGAGAATCTAATGGCCCTCAAGAAAAATAATACACCCCAAGCGGCTGCCATAGTGGCCCCGTCTCAGAGTAAAACCGACCAGACAGCCAAACCAAAACAAGACCCGCAATCTGCCAAGACAGAAAAACCCAAGTATCTGGTTAAATTGTTGAAAGCCCAACAGATTCAGGACCCCGGCACCAAAGTTATGCTGAAGCAAAACGTGATGGTTCCTGTCCCCTCTATTTCTGGCTGGGTTAAGTTTCAAGAAACCGTTGGCTTCCTTGAAATAATCGAGCTGTAAAAATGGCTGCCGTCTCGTTCTTGGCCCTCACCGATGTAGACCAGATTCGCTCTGCCATCGGCGTAGATACCACAGACCTCTCTGATGAAGTGATCTTAGATCGAAAGCCAGAAGAAGATCTGGAGGCTGATCTATTGACGTGGGTGCCTACCTATCAGACTGTCATCACAGAAGGAGTCGCCGCGTCGCCAACTACTGAGCAGAGACTGAAATATCTTAAACTTAAATTGTATTCAAAATATTTCCTCTCTGCCTTGATTGCGTCTTCGGGCAGCTTATCCATTCTGCAGAAACAGTCTGATGGGGCGAATGAGGCTATTCGTTTCACAAATGTTAAGATCTCTGAACTGGTGTCTTACCTACGGGCTGAAGCAGACAAGTATCAGGAAGAGCTACGGGAACTGATTGACCCTTCTGCTACCTCAGGATACTCCCAATTCGGGGTGGCTTCCCCCAACTACGATCCGGTAGTTAATAGCTAATGGACCTGCGCCGAGTAGCCGCTAAATTTGAGACTACCTCGTTTGATGTTTTCAATGAGACCACACAACTGTGGGAAACAGGTGGAATGGTCGGTAAGATCATGCCGATCGATCGGTTCCTGTCTATCTTCCACAGGGCTACCAGACGGAGGGCGTTAGGGTTACCCCCTTCTGCCACCATCCCCGCTTCCAGAACCATAAGGGACCCGGCTACCGGGCAAGCCTATGTGGTGGGGTTGGTGAGAGGAGACTCAGCCAAGGCCATACACTATGACAGCGTGGGGGTGTTGCACGGGTGTGATGTCGTAGCAGAAGTTTTTAGAAAGGCTCCGGTAGGCCCGGTAAACGACCCCGGCGCTCTGGTGTCCTCCTCTACGGGGGTGCATTATATGGACCTTGAGTTGCGCTCTGCGTCAGAAGCCGACGAGACCGTCCAGACCTATGAGTCCCACTTTTTCTTGACCTGTCCTGCTCACACTGACATTACCCAATGGGACTACGTCTCTTACTTAGGC